GAAACAACGCAGGTGGAATGATCTTCTGTGCCATCAAAGTTCTTAGCAAACTCGACGTGATAACCAAGTCCACGGCAAGTAGCAACAAGCGTATCAGAAGAAGACATACGAACGCGACGAATAAAGTGGCGGCTGAATCCAGGATGAACACCAGGGGAAGATCCAGCTAACAGGGAAAGAGTACCTGAAGGCTTTGTTGTGGTAAGACGGATAGATTCGTTCCAACCGTTTTCCTTTGACCATACTTTATCAAATTTACGCAACGCTTTATAAGCATCCGAGAGCCATTCAAGCTTCGACTTCGACTGACAGATACCAGTAATTCCAACACCAATACGCATGTTCTTGTGAACGATCTCAGTTGTTTCTGGGTGAATAAACGGCATCGCACAGATAGCTTTCTGCGTCTTGTACAAGAGCGTTGCACACTCAATCAACTCTTCCTTCGAGCTAATGTTGTTAAGGTAGATCTCTGAAAGGTTGCAACATTCTTTATCTGAAAGAGTAATCTCGGCACAATTATGTACCAAAACTCCGTTCGCAAAAAAATTGTGATTGTGTTCTGTAGTTAAATCGTAGACATCTTGATTTTCTTCAACTTCGATAGATTCTACTTCTAATTCAATAATCTGGTTTTCTTCCATTCTTTTATCTCCTGTGTATATCCTTTTTTTGTATATTGTGCGATGTCATCTATAACTACGATTTTCAACTCTGGATGTTTCTCTTTTAGCATGTCCGCTTTATATCTTCGATTTGTATAAAAGTTTCCTTTTATCTCAATAATAGTAGAATCTCCGATGAAAAAATCTGGTTTATATTTTTCTCCGTTTGTTAGTTGGAAAATTTTTTCCTCGTACCTATAATCAATATCATGTTCGTCTAACCATTTACAATAGATATATTCGTAAGTTGATCTGAGCCAAAGTTTTTGATTTTTCTTGTTTATATAATAACCCTGAACCCCATGATTAGTCTTAACTCTACTTTGTTTACTCGTCCAGTCTCTAAATGGATTGTTTGGATCTTCTTTGGCCTTCTTTGATCTGAACTGCTTGGTCTTATCATAAACAATATTATTTCCTTTGTTTATTTCTATTCTCCAATGATCCTGAAACAGACCACGTAACTGAGAATAACAAACTCCCAACTGTCTAGATATTACCTTTAGGCCATATCCAGAGGAATATATCATGGACATATATTCTACTAGATCAGAAGATAAAGGATGGGCTTCTGCCCACTCTTGTCTTTTAGACTTTGGCATAGTGCATCTTGATGGACTATGCGAGTACAAAACATCAACCCATTCCTTTATCTTACCAAACTTTTCTACATCTAGGTTCTCTATGGTCAACATATACTTAGGCTCCAATCCCTAAGTATATTTATAAAAAACTATTTCTTGACCTTGAAAACCTTATCCCCACTCTTTAGATCTGAAGCAGGAATCCAACCTTTGTCTTTTACAAAGACATGATGGTTTGGAGTCAACTTCAACACCGTACCATCCTTGCATTTGACAGAGATAACATTAGCAAACTCTTGAGTCAACCCACGGTAAACCAGACGTTCATAACTAAGTTCTTTGGTATCGGTGTTCATTGTCAATACCTTAGTATCTTCAATATTAAAGATAATATCTTTCAGAAGCTTATCTCCTTGATCCGTGGTAATCAAAGTATCTCCAGTCAAGCAAGGATTAACACCTTCGCAGTCGTCTTTACGTTCATCGCCAAGGCGACCATACTTTTTAGCTAGCGGGAGATTGAAGAGACCATAAGGTTCGCCGTTGCCTTCAAACCCATCCCATACTGTATTGCTAATTTGCTCATAAGAATCAGCCGAGATTGTATTGTTCGACATGGCTCGCCAGTTAGGAATGTTCCCGAGATCCCAACGCTTTGCACGTAGAAAATGAAAGTCGTCTGGATCACCAACAGCGATTTCAGCAGAGCGACGAACGTTCCCAGCAACCACAACAGAACCAATAATGTTAGCGATGTCTAGAACATCAATAGAACGCAGCTTCTTTCCTTCGCGATTGAGGATAACCTTGCTGATCTTTTCCACTCCTTCAATAAGAATACGCGGACCAGAAGCAGTGCCGCCGAATCCAGCAATAGTCTCACCTGCGCCACGAACAAGAATAGTTGAATAACTAAACGACTTACCTGTCACAAAATATGAATTGAGGATGTTTTTAAGCAGCATCACCCAACCTTCGCGCGAATCGGGAACGATATAGTCTGCGTCTTTAGTAAGCTTATGAGCAATTACAACACCCTTCTTCACCTTTGGTAGTTCGTGAACGTCTTCGCGTTTTACTGAGAAGCCGACGCCTCCCCCAAGCATGAGGTTCTCAAAAATAAAACAGAAGTCTTCGGGCTTACGAATAGCTGTATACCAACAGTTAAGAAGTGAGTTGGCACCAAACCTATCAACAGTCGATGTACCAAGCTGCCACAACATACGGCCAGCGAAGTTACACTTCAGGTTGAACACGAGATCATATAACCGTTGAGCCTCATCAGGAGTATATTTGGCTCCTAGTTTTTGTGCACCGTTTACGCAACGTGCAACAGTCTGCCACCATTCTTCAGTGGTGTTCTCATCAATCTTTCTTGAATAGGTTCTCTTGTAGACGATGTACCCGAGATTACTAAACCCCCAATCGGGCTGCTTCCCAACATACTTCTGAAGGAAGTCCGAAGATAAGATCTCTGAAGTGTAATTCTCTAATGACATTAAATGTTCTCCTGTAAATCGATGATCGGCGGGAATAACTTTGAGATAACCTTTGCGCATTCACGAGCAATCATCATATGTTCTTTTTGTGTACCGTTTTTCTCTCTAACTTCTATATAGTGAAGCCAAGACCTGAGAGTTCCGCTCATGTAGCAACGAGAGATTGTGTTGCCTTCAGGAAGAATAGCTCTGGCTTGTTCTTTGGCCACACCATGTGACACTAGAAACGAATAATCTTCTTTGCATTTTTGAATATGTTCATGTTGTAAATTATAGAAGATTGAACTGATGCGATTACGCTCAAAATAATCTTGATCATTTTGTAGCGCGGCATTTATAGAGATAGAGTTCTGCCGATTCTTTGTATCTTGGAACCGACACTCTCGAATACAGAAGTCTAGCTCCTGCACTGGATCAGCATATCGTTGTGAAAATTCTTGAAATGTAAAAGAACGATGACGAAGAATCTGTCGAATGATGTCTCTGGTAGAAGTAATCTCTAGGCAGACATTTACCATTTCAAAAGGCGAGAAGTGTTTGTGCTTAAGAAGATACTTAATTAGCTTGTCAGCCGTATCCATATTTGACTGGTTAGAAGGATTTGAGACTCGTGCACAGAAGGTAATTAGTTCTTTTAAATCCTTACCATACTTCTCTGGAGCTGGTGAAGTGCTATGCGACACCAGTTCGATCTTCAAAATGTCTTCATACTTTTTATACGATGCCATATTATCTTTTGTATTCTACAGCGTATCCTTCCTTGATCATTCTGGCGTTAAACGAACTAACCCACGGAAAAAGTTGTTCATCTTTGTCTCCAAAGATGTAGCCGAGAATTCTACCGTACTTATCCGATTTATCTAACTCAGTTTTGATAGCAATAACTTTACCTTCAATATTTTTCCTCAAGAAATCGGTAGCCTGAAACGCAGCAATACGTTCTTGTGTGTCTTTTGAATTCATCTCAGGTGCATTGATCTTTGCTAGGCGAACACGGCGTGTGAGCTGGATATGAAACCCTAGATCAATTTCACATTCAATCGTGTCTCCGTCTATGACTCTCAGCACAGTAGCTCTATATGTATACATATTTAATCCTTCTTTTTACAAAATATTTTATAGTCCAAACAATTGAATAAACGCTGCTCCTAACACAACCAAGATAGCAACCACAATCAGAAAAAATTTAATCAAGATATAAACGTCATTAAAAATCTGACCAATCATACTTTTCTCCAAAAAGCAAATTTTGCACAAGCTTCAATACCTTCAAAGGTGTTTTCTTGAATCACCTTTTCGTAATTACGACCAGAAAGAGCCATGTCGTTGATGTCTTTTTCTAGCAAACTATTAGGCCAAATAACGAACTTCTTACCAGACGACAACAGCTTTGCCATCGTTTTGCAGATCTCTTTGTTTCTTGGTTCGTTATCAAAGACAAAGATTGGATTAGGGATAGTCGAGAGTACTCTTGAAAGGTCAGATCCAGCAGCAGCAATGGAGTTCTTTAAAAATAGGGAATCCAGCGGACCTTCAACAACGTAGACAGGAGCATCCTTGTTCACACGATCTAAACCATAAATTAACGGCGCATCAGTATTTAGCTTGATAGAGATATAGCGAACCTTTGAGTCCTTAAGAGCTCTTCCTTGAAAGGCGAATAAATTTCCTTCTTCGTCGTAGAAAGGAATCACTAATCTCGGATCATCTTCTTTAAGGTCTGCAAACTTTGGTGAACCCATTTCTTCTACAAACTTCTTGAAGTCTGGGGCAAAGTACAGGTTGCGATAATGACTATCAGGAATATACCTGTCACGAACGTACTTCCTTGCCCAGTGATCTTCTTGTAAGTCTTCTATAGATTGCAGGTTGATCTTTACTTTGTTCTGGAACTTCGGGGGAGCGAACAGAACTGGTTTCTTGTAGTTGTGCTTTCCAGTTTCTCCGTTTAAGAATCGTTCTTTTACATATTCCCTTTTAAGTACTGGGTCAATTTTTTCAAGGAACTTAGAAAACGTTGTTCCATAGCCACAGTTATGACACCTGTAATATAAGTCGTTTGCCTTCTTGTAAATGTAACCTCTTGCCTTTGATTTCTTTTTTTCAGAATCGCCGCAAAAGGGACACCTGAAGTTCCAAAGAGCTTCTCCTTTTTTCTTAAAAAGGGATAGATTAGAAGACGACAGATTTAAATACTTGACATCGATATAAAGGCTCACTTTTATAGTATACCTCCAAAGTAAGTCCAAAGCAAAGAAATATTTTTATAATTTATTTCTTTACTTCGGACCTTTTACACGTTACAATAAGTATGTCGCAAAAAAAGTTATATTAGTTTAGTTATAACTTTGCTAAACTGTAAAATACATGACTTCCGATAACTCCTACTCTTGTTAGTTTCTTACTCCATCTTGGTCTAATCTTTTTTTCGTGAAAAAATGTTGCTCCGTTTGTATTGTCCTTTGTTAGACCATAATACACGGACTCGGAAATTAAAAAAGCTTCCTCCCATTTAGCCTTCTCTGAAATCTTTCTTCTTCTGTTATTCCACCAAGAAAATTGACTTTTTTCAGCAGTTACATCGCACACAGATTTATAGCGTCCTGTATTGTAACGATTCATAACAACATTTGCTACAGCCAATCTACCTTCATAAGATTCTCCTCTTGCTTCAAAATAGACTGCCTGTGTCAAACATGTTAGATCTTGTTTATTTGATCTTGCGATCCCGATACAAGGGGATAACAAAATCATCAACAAGATTTTGATTGTTCTCATTTCGGCTCCTATAAATAGTTTCGAGTGGTTTCCACCCCTCATAATATATATTATATCTCGTAATTACGAAAAGGAATAAATTATTATGACATTTACTATTGGTCAATTAAAGGCTGCAGAAGAAATCTTTGTTGTTCTTTCTAAGGAAAAACTTCCGAGTTTAGTGGCTTTTCGACTAGCTAAGTTTCTACGAGTAGCTGGCGAAGAGTTAAACAAATTTGAACAAAAAAGAAATAATCTTGTTGTAAAGTATGGCGAGGAAAACAAAGAGAAGAGCATCTCCAAGGTTAAAGAAGAAAACCTAGAAAAGTTTAAGGAAGAACTCGAACCTCTGTTGTCAGAATCTATAGATTTTGTATTTAAGAAGTTAACTCTACAAGAACTACAAACTCTGACTCTAACACCAACTCAAGCAGCACAATTAGAACCGTTTGTAGATTTAGGGTAATGGCGATCTAGCCATTTATTCTTTATAAATAGTTTAGAGGAATACTAATGGCTAGACCAAGATCAAAAGAAGAGTTAGCTGAATATTGCCTGAGAAGGCTTGGGCATCCAGTTATCGAAATAAACGTTGACAGGGAACAAGTCATGGAGCGTATCGATGACGCTCTAGACAAGTTTTACGACTATCATTTTGATGGTACAGAAGAACGTTATCTTTTCGTGCAATTACAGGATTCCGATGTAGCAAACGGATATATTCAATTACCAGATATGATTTTCTCTGTTGTTAAGGTCTATCCTTTCGTTGCGTCAGCCTTTCTTTCTGGTACCGATCTTTTCTCTGCACAGTATCAATTTTTCTTAAATGATTTCTATGTAACTCCAGGTATAGCTACTGGTAATCTTCAATATTATAATGCTCTCCGTGGCTATACCGAAACTATTCAACAACAGATGTCTCCTGTAAAGTCGTTTCACTTTAATCGTAAAACAAACAGAATCTACTTTACAGAATCACTTGATATAATCAAGAAGAAATCTGTTGCTCTAATGTTTAAGGTATATGTTAGATTAGAACCTGAGTTGTACCCTGAGATGTGGGACGATTCGTTTCTTAAAGGTTATTCAACTGCTCTTATTAAAAAACAATGGGGCGGTAACCTTAAAAAGTTTGGTAACGTAAATCTTCCAGGCGGGATTACTCTAAACGGAGAACAGATTTATTCTGAAGCCGAAACTGAAATCGAACAGTTGGAACAGCAACTGTACAATGATCTACAGCTTCCAAGCGATTTTATCTTGGGTTAAAATATGCCAACTAACAAATACTTTCAATCAGGCAGAGGTATCGGTTCTTCTTCGGAACAGAATCTACTCCAGAGTATCGCCAATGAAGCGATTCAGATGGCAGGCGCAGACTTTGTTTACATTCCTCGTAATTTAGTTAAGCTAGATGATTTGTTTCAAGAGGACACTCTCTCTTCGTTTACAAAGAACTACAAAATTGAAATGTTGATCGAGAACTATGATGCGTTTTTCGGTATCGGGCCGCAGATAACAAACTTCGGTTTTCAATTAAATTACCAGCTACGTTTGATTTGTTCAAGAGAAAAGTTTCAACAGTATATCGGCAAAACCGCGCCAACCGAAGGAGACCTGATCTATTATCCAACTTCTAACTCGCTATTTGAAATTAAGTTTATAGAAGACAAAAATCCTCTCTATCCTCTAGGTTCTCGTCAGTACTTTGTACTTGCTTGTGAAGCCTTTAAATATTCAAATGAAGATCTTGATGTTGGTCAGTTAGATGTTAATTCAGTGAAGCAAGAATATTACAACAACGGCGCAACAGGAATAGGTGATCCTTTTACTAAGAACAAACCTATTGAAGAAATAGCTAATGCAAACGAGGATTGGTCGGAAAACAATCCATTCGGGAAATTATAATGAACAAAAGACCGTTTTACTTTTCTTCTATTCGTAATCTAACAGCTTCTTTCGGAGCGTTGTTTAACGAGATCTATGTCCAGAGATACGACAATACAGGTAAACAGCAAAGCCTTATCAAGGTTCCTTTGTCATATGCTCCTGGTGACAAAACTGTTATTATGTTGCAGCAGAGAAATTCTCAGATACAAAATAACAGTACAGATATCAAAGTCGTTGTTCCAAGGTTGGCCTTTGAATTAACAGGTATTTCTTATGATCCTACAAGAAAAACAAACACACTGAATAAAGTAGTTTATCCAGCTCTTCCTAATATCACGTTTTTGCCTGCAGCTGTTAACACCACGAACAGCACTATAACTATCAATAATCATGGGTTATCAACTGGTAGATCGTTTGTTTATGTTCCTAGCGGAACTGTTATCGGAGGTTTAACTAGTGGAGTAAGTTATTACGCAATTAAAGTAGACAACAATACTATTTCTGTAGCAGCTACTGCAGCTGCTGCTAATGAAGGTTCAAAAATTACTCTTGCTTCTGTTGGTACAGGAACCGTAACGCTTAAGTCTCCGTTTTCTTATCAATATAACCCTATTCCTTATAATTTTGACTTTACTCTTTATGCCTTTGTTAAGTATATTGACGACGGTCTTCAGATTATCGAACAAATCGTACCTTACTTTACCCCGTTCTATACAGTTACTATGAACGATATCCCAGCCCACGGAGTAAAGAGGGACGTTCCGATTTCTTTGACTTCTATCACGTCTGAGGATCAATATCAAGGGGACGTAGCAGACGATAGAATTATTACATGGACTTTAAATTTTACAGCTGCTGGTTGGGTCTATCCTCCTGTTAAAGATTCCGCTGGTGTTATTAAGGATATTGATGTTAACTTTATTAACTTTAATAACGAACAGGTACTAGCTACAGTTAATATAGTAGTCGATCCTCTTACTGCTAATAAAAACGAACAGTATGATATTATCACGACTATAACGGAAGGAAACTAAATAAGCTATATGGCTGGGATTACTAATCTAACAATCGAAAAGGGTGCAAACTTTGATGTAACAATCACATTAAACGACGCATCGAACAATCCAATCGACCTCACTGAATACACAGCTTCAGCTAAGATGCGGAGTTCTCTTTACAGTCAAAGTGAAATATACGATATAACTTGTTCAATTGTTGCCCCTGCCGCCAACGGGAATATTAGATTGCAGCAAACATATCAATATACTTCTAACATTAAACCTGGTAGATACTTTTATGATGTTCAAATTTTCGATTCTGAAAATAATATTCTAAAAAGAGTTCTAGAAGGAATTGTTATAGTAAACCCTTCTGCTGCTATATATGAAGGAGCGACTGGAATAATCGCAGGGGCAACTGGTTATGATGGAATGAATTTTAATGTCGGTGCAACCAGCTTTTTAAGGCTGCGCTAAAAGAAAGGGCGTTAAATGTCACAAAGATACATCGTAAAAGTTTCAGACCTTACTTCTACAGTTTCAGGTAAACAAGGGTCGACTGGTTTTGCTGGAGCAACAGGTGTAGGAGCAACTGGTGTAGGGGCCACTGGGTTTACTGGATCCACTGGATTTATTGGAGCAACTGGTGTAGGAGCAACTGGTGTAGGGGCCACTGGGTTTACTGGATTTACTGGAGCTACTGGATTTGCTGGAGCTACTGGTGTAGGAGCAACTGGTGTAGGAGCTACTGGCTTATTTGGAGCAACTGGGTTTACTGGAGCAACTGGGTTTACTGGAGCAACTGGTGTAGGAGCTACTGGCTTATTTGGAGCCACTGGGTTTACTGGGTCTACTGGATTCGATGGATCTACTGGGTTTACTGGAGCCACTGGTGTAGGAGCCACTGGATTTACTGGGTCTACTGGATTCGATGGATCTACTGGGTTTACTGGATCTACTGGGTTTACTGGAGCCACTGGTGTAGGAATTACTGGATTTACTGGGGCTACTGGATTTAC